GCAGGTTTTGATATTACTAGAGGATATAGTCAGTGTGGATATCGTGGTGGTAATTCTTGGAAAAATGTAAACAGACTTACACACTCCACATTCTCACAGGCTAACTTAGGAGATTTGACTACATGGTCAGGTGCTTATATTGACTCAGCATGGAATATTTCATTCAAGAGTTACATATTTGCTACAGGTGATAGTTGGAACGCAACCACTAATTTAGTATCTTCTATCAGTATGGTTACAGATAGTAATACTGGTGCTGCTACTTCGATGGCAACTACTAGAAATAGAACATCATGTATGAAGAAGGACTTCAATTATGCATATGTTCATGGTGGTAATAGTTCTCAGATAACGAAATATAATTTGATTACTGCATCAAATAACCAGAGTACAACTCACCCCAATGGTGATCAGAACAACCCTGCATGTGGACAAGGTGCTACAGTAGGATGGATCAAACAGGGTTCTGGACAGAACTTTAACTTTGCTACAGAAACATTCCACTCTTGGGCAGATAACCCAGGTACTGATGGTACTAACAAAACCCTTTCGAGTAGAAATGGTTTCATGTACTGGAACACTGGTGGTGGTTATCGTACTTCTAATGATTGGCATGTAAGAGATTCTTACAATGGTGGTCGTAGAGCAAGTGTCAGTAAGAATGGCATAACAACTGGTGAGGAAACAATGCATACTGGAAATGAGTATGGATTTATTTGTGGTCAGTATGATGGTAACCAGAATAATAATGGTTATCTATTCACATATGCAAGTCACAGTTTCCAAAGAGATAGTCGAATGGATAGTTTAGGTACTAGTGGAAGGGCATCTGGTGCTGCTTCAGAATACGGTACTCTAATGTACGGTTATACGGGGATGTAACAATGTCAACAGATGCAGTGAAATTAAAGTATTACATAGGCAGAAGATGCGATGAGATTGATTGGATTAGTACATCCAATGTTATCTGGAATATGTTTGGTGTCTGTGTATTCTCTGTGCAAGAGAAATGGGCTAGAGATCTTTATACCCTACCTCGTTCGTTTGAGGAAATTAGTGAAGATTTGGGTAGATGGGGAACAAAGCACTTCGGTGAAATTCGTGCTGTAGTTAAGGTTACAGACGAAGATCCTTTATCTGAAGATGATATGTATGCACTTGAGGAGAAGGATGGTAAGACTATCATAGAACTTCCCCAAGAAAGAATTGATGCTGCTATTGAATTCATGAAGGTATCAGCAAAACTTATTATTGAAGATCAATATGATCGTAAATTTTTAACACTTAAGTCAAGAAACTCTAAGTTAGAGCAGTTCTTGTGGGAAGCACAGGTACGGGAATCTAACAATCTTGACGGTGAAACACCAGTTATAGATAGTATTGTAGCCGCAAAAGGATCTAAAAAGGAAGATGTTGCTGCTGGTATACTAGCTGGTTCCGCAGATTTTAAAGAAAAGGTAGTAGATCTTTACGCAGATATGCTAAAGGTCAAGCAAGAATTCTCATCTTGTGCTACAATAAAAGAACTAAACGTTCTTTGGCAGAAGTATATGGGCATACCTGTACCTAATGATCAAGCTAAAGAGCTTGGTGAAGTACATGAAGAAGGCGATGTACTGACTGTTAATGCAGTTGATCCTGGACTGAAAGTTTAATTATTTAATTCTACACTATGTCAAATTTAATAACGTCAGACCAAGTTGAGGATTGGGTAGAGAACTCAATGCACTATGGGATGACAAAGGAGCAAATTAAGAATTTTGTTATCAATGGTAATGTAACTGATTTCAAACAACTTCGACAAGTTCTAGTCGAGATTGAAAGTAGAAATCATGAGAGAAAGAAAATAAAATATGATTTACGAAGAAAAGAAATACAGATAGCTAAGTTAGAAGCAAAGTTAGAAGTCGAAGATGATCCCTTTGAAAGGGAACTTATCGAATTAGATATTGCTGAATATAAATTAGACTGCGGTAAGTTTAGAGTAAATATCCGTCAGTATGATAGTGAGCTGCAACCTTTCCTTGATTATATTAATAATAATTTTGATACTATTCAAGAGGTAGAAGAGGCTGCTGAATATGATGAAGAGACTGAGAGGAAGTATTGGATTGCTCGTATGGGTAAACAAGCTGCTATTGACATTTATACTACTGGTAGAATAGGTGTTGGTAATATGGATTCTATTGCTATGATGAGAGAGGAGGATCAGATTTATGCAGTTAATATTGCATTGCAATATTCTGGACTTCTTAATTCTGGTATTGCTAAGATACAGAATAAGATGAAACCATACCTAGATAAATTATTAGCGGATGGTTCTGAAGCTAGACTTCCAACTTTTGATAGGATTGAGGATAACCTTAATCTAGACCTATTCAATAAACTAACAGGTAATAGTAATGAGCAAAAGAGTCTTCAGTCTACCGATAAATCCGAAGCTGGATGAAGACTTTGTAGAGAATACATTTCTTCCATTCCTTAAAGAGTATCGAGATTATATACTAGATCTATATTTTACTTGTAGAATTCCCCCATTTGACCAAGATGCAATGGGGGATGTTTTCATGCAGCCAGAAGCTTTAATATCTTCTGCATGTTATATCTCCAATCAAAGTAATATTCCCCTGTCGGCAACGTTTAATAATATATGGGTAAGACCAGATCAAAAGAATTTAGATGAATGGATTGAGAATTTTGCTCCTATCTACAATGTAGGTGCTAGAGTAGTAACTCTTCCACATACTTCATGGGTATCCAGTGGTCAAATCCAACAAGCATTTCCAGATTTGTTCATTAAGAATACTATTTTAAGAGAAGTAACTAGAGCAAATGAAATAGTAGCATTAGCAGAAGCAGGATTTCATTATATAAATTTGGATCGCGATCTTATGAGAGATCATGATCAGTTACTTGAAATAAGAAAGGCAAAGGATTATTGTACATTCATAGGAAAACCAGTAATGATTTCTATGCTGGTCAATGAGACATGTTGGGGTGGTTGCCCTATCATGCCAGAGCATTATCAGTATAATAATACTAGAAAAGGTTCAGATCCAATATATTTTGCAAGTCCTATTAGTAGAGTGTCATGTTCTACTTGGGATGTTCAACATCCAGAGTATGATTTAAAGCAAGCAAACCTTCCACCATGGAGAGAGGATTGGGTTGAGATGCTTGATTTGGGTATTGATGTATTCAAATTACATGGCAGAGAAAGTATGATGAGACTTCAAGAGAGTATGGATCTCATCAAAAGGTGGGCAGACGAAGAAGAATATATGTTCCCTGAGTACAAGAAGTATCAGGCAGAACTTGAGATGAAGGATGCTCCTATCAATGTATGGAGGGAGAAGATAAAGACATGTAAGTTTGATTGTTGGGATTGTAATTATTGTGAGGCAGTTATAGAATCTCATATGAAGAAAGCAGATTTACAAGTACATCCACAAGTGGAGACTTGTATGGAAGCATTTATTAATTCAGGAAAATATGTTTCCAATCATAAGACATATGATCCTAATGATCCCAATGCTTACTATAATGTACCTGGTTTATCATCACCTAGAGTAAGACATTTTTTAAATAATCTGTGCTCCCAGGAAGGTGCGGTCTATCTTGAAGTCGGAGTATATGCTGGTTCTACATTCTGTGCTGCAATACAAAATAATGAGATGGTAGCAGCATATGCTAATGATAATTGGTCACAACCAAACCTCCAACCAGCTAGAGAAGATATCAATTTGGAACTAGAAGATGTTACTGTTAGTACCTTTGTTAAAAATTTACAGACTAATATAACAACCGACAGCCTCGATTTTGATATTCAGGTTCTTAATGGAGATTCTTCAAACCTTGGTAAGAAAGATTTTAAAGAAGATGTTAACATTATTTTCTATGATGGAGATAATACTGAACATAAGATGGTAGAATTTTTTACAAGGATGATGGATTTTACTGCTGATGTCTTTACTCTTGTAGTGGATGATGCAAATATAGAAGACAATGTAAGAATAACTAAAACCTTTGTTGAGAAGATGGGATTAAAAATTCTTTACGAAAGAGAGTTATTAAACGATCAAGAAGATGCTAAGATGTGGTGGAACGGGTTATACGTTTTGGTCTTAGCTAAATAGAATTGCGGATAATATTAAGAAAGAATGTCACAGCTTAACGTAGGTGTTCTTAATGCTACTGGTGGTGTTCAACTCCCTGCCATTGCCACATCTAATTTACCTACTACAGGTATTAGTGCTGGATATATGGTATATGATAGCACAGAAGGACAGATCAAAATTTGGGATGGTCAGAAGTGGATGAAAGTCACAGATGCTACCGTTAATGCATCAGGTGGTGATGAGACATATGATATGGGGTATTTCAGAATTCATAAGTTTAGAAGTTCTGGATCTTTTAATGTAACCGCAACTAGTAGTAATGCAACTTGTGACTTCCTTATCGTCGGTGGCGGCGGTGGTGGAGGTTGTTCCGATGGTAACTGTAGTAATGGTGGTGGAGGAGCAGGAGGATTAGTATATAAGTCTAACGTTCCCTTACCCAAAGGAAATTATCCTGTAGTTATTGGCTCTGGGGGAGCTGGTTATTACAACCAAGATACGAAAGGAGATAATGGTGGAGATACTAGCTTCTTTGGATACACTGCTTTAGGTGGCGGTGGTGCTGGAGCAGGTGGAAATAATGATAGAGGTAGAGGTCGTTCTGGTGGATGTGGTGGTGGAGGAAGTCACCCATACAGCGGGAGTAGAGCTGCAGGATTGCAGCCATCCTCTGCTAGTGGTGGATATGGAAATTACGGTGGAAACTGCACACCATCATCTCCTGACTGGGGTGGCGGCGGCGGTGGCGGCTGTGGAGAACAAGGTGAAGATGGCCAGAACACTCGTGGTGGATATGGTGGAGATGGAATGCTATTCAATATTGATGGCACTTCTAAATGGTATGGTGGAGGTGGTGCAGGTGCTAACTGCAACAACCCAAATAATAATGTTCAACCAGGTGGACTAGGTGGCGGTGGAATTGCTGCTGGAACCATTGTTGGTGGAACAGGTGGTAATGGATATGGAGGAGGCGGCGGTGGTGCTGGCTATCCAAACAGAACTGCTGGAGGTGGTGGTAATGGTGTTGTGATTGTTAGATATGCAATTTCTAACGTAGATGCTACTATTGGTGGATCTTCAGGTAACCCTGCTATTAGTGCTGCTGCTATTCTTGCTGCCAATCCAACCGCAGGTGATGGAACATATTGGATCAAACCAGCTGCCTATAGTGGTAGTGCTCAAGAGATTTACTGTTGGATGACTGCTGGTGGATGGATGTTAGTATGCTCTAACAATGCAAGTAGTAGTACAATACCAAGTGCTAATAGTAGAAGAAGTTCTAGTTATTTCTTAGATAGATCTGGTGCCCTTGGAAGTCCTGATCCAAATAATGATTATATTATTGGTGGTATGATTAACACCCTTGATTTCTCAAGTGTGAGATCTTTAGGATGGGGTTGGCAGAATGCTGGTGGTAGTAACAGCTGGAACTCTGCTCTAAATAATCTTGGAACTTGGGTTCAATGTGAATGGACACTTGCTAGAAGTGGTGCTGACAGATTGATTGAAGTTCATACTAGAGATGAGGTTCTTGTTACCCATAGTGGTGGTGGACTAAGTAGTAGTGCTAGATACTTCTCACTTGATGGTATTAAGCAAGACTATACTCAAGGTGGATTTAATGCTAACAGCAACCAAACTACAGTCGGTGCTGTTGGTACAAATGGAAACAGTGGTGACCCTTCAACTGGTTGCTATTGGGGTCATGGATCTTCTGAAGGTAATTTTGAAGGATGGTATAATTCCAGCAATAGTAACGGAGATAGTCGAGGATACACAACTTGGGTTAGGTAAATTATGAATTATCCAGATAAAGGACCATCTATGGATGATGGTTTTGAATATTTTGCATTCGTTGATAATGAAACGAATATAGTTAAAAATGTGATATGCTGTAGTAGTCTTGAAAAATTTCAAGAACTTCAAGTGGCTATGGGACAAATACCAACTAGCGAAGGAAGATGGATTCCTGCCAATGCTAGAACTCGTAAACCTTCAAAGGGAAATCATTATGATGTAGAAAAGAATTTGTTTTATCCGAAGAGGTTATGGGATAGTTGGGTTCTCAATGAAGAGACTATGTATTGGGATCCTCCAGTACCAAAACCACAAGAAGAATATGACCCCGAAACTGGTACTTTAGTTCTACAATGGTTGTGGGATGAACCAACATTATCATGGGTGTCGCAGACATGCGCTAATTGTGATCCACCAAATAAAGATGAACTCTAATTTTATAGAAGAATATCCAGATTCAATATCAAGTGAAGATTGTTTAAGATTAATACATCAGTTTGAAAAAAGTTCAGAACTCCATGCCCCAGGTATGACTACCGTGGGGTATGATGATTCTATTAAGAAAGATACTGAAATAATGGTCTCTAATAGAATGCTTGGTGATGAGCAGTGGAGTGATGTCATCCAACCAGTTCTTAATGCTTTAGGGAAGAATGTTGATGCGTATAAAAAGGAATATACTATTGATTGTGGATTAGAAGATATATCTAGATGGGGTCTTGAGCCACCAGGAATTAACTTCCAAAGGTTTAAACCTGGAGAAGGATATAAGAAATGGCATTGCGAAGCTCCTTGTAGGGATTCTAGTAAGCGTGTCTTAGTATGGATGATCTATTTGAATACAATAGATGATAAAGGAGGTACTGATTTTCAGTATCAGGACTTTACATGTAAGGCAGAATCTGGTAAAATGGTTATATGGCCACCATATTGGACGCATTTCCATCGGTCACAAGTAAGTCCATCTTCGATAAAATATATTATGACTGGTTGGTTCTCTTATGTATAGGTATATGTGGTATGATACACAGTTACCAGAAAGGTTCTGTGATGAGATTAGAAATGTTTTGGAAGAGAATGAAGGAAGATTACAAAGTTCTAGAACACTTGGAGAGGAATCATCTCATATAAGAGATAGTGATAATTATTGGATACCAGATTCACATTGGATTAATTCTTTCTGTAGTCACTATATAAATCTCGCTAATAGAGAAAATTTCAAATATGATATCTATCCAGGAT